ACCTTTAAGACCATCAACAATACCTCCGAAAAAATATTGAAACAAGCTTTCTCTATCTTTTTTATCTTCTTTCTCTCTTGATGCAGTTTTATTATTAACAATTTGCATGGCCACTTGAAAATTATCTTTGAATTGTTTAAGTGGCTTACCTATTTTATCACTCATCAATTTACCGATTGCTTTGAATGGTTTGTCTACCATGTTTTCTTTTAATTGTCCAAGTGGTTTACCTATTTTATCACTCATGAATTTGCCCATTACATTAAAGGGTTTAGTTACAATCTCTCCTGTAACTCTTTTTAGGTCTTCTATAACTTTAGGTATAGCCTTTGCTGTTGCTTTTACTGATGCTTTTGTACTTTCAACACTTTCTTTAACAAACCCTGTCATACCCGACATACCTGCAGTTAAACTTTTTAGAATTATATTTGTTTGTACAAGAATATCATCTACTTGGTCCATTTTCTCTTTTTTAATGTACTTTTGGTCTGATAGTTGTAATGCTCGAGCATTAAATATCTCAAACATATTACCCATGAATAAAGATTTAGGCGTATCATCCTCTCGCTTCTCTCTAAGAAGTTCTCTGGTTAACCCATTAGTTATTTGTAATTCCTTTAAAAGTGGGTCAATACTTGTATCAGCCATTCTTCATCTTCCTGTTTTGTTCTTCTACTTTTTTATTTTCTTCTGCAACATGTTCTACCACTAGACCTACATAGATTTCTCTTTCCCATGGCATCATGTTTTCTAACTCTGTCAAAGAGTATTTATGATGTTGCATGAGTGCAAAATTACTTTTAAAGTAACTTTTTAGGCTCTCATGTGAGAGCCCTATACTAAAAAACTTTGTAGTCCTTGTAAGAGAACTTCACCTTTAACTTTAGTTTCTGGGTTTGTAACCTCTACTACATGTCTTAATTTTGGCATGCTTTCAAAGAAATCAGATACATTTTTAAATTGTTCTGTATTTAAAGAATCAAAAAACTCTGTCAATTCTTTAGGACTAATATCTACTTTATTGTATATGTCTTCACCATAATGTATTTCCTCTACACAATTTTGTATCATATCAAACATGACTTCTGTTTGATTTTCATTATTCACATTTTTAAAGGAATTTATAAGTGGATATCCAAATACTACTTTAACAGTATCAGTTATTTTAACAATATTACTGTGGTCATCTGTCATAGTACATTCTATATCTTCAAGATTAAGTGTTACATTTACTTTTGTTTTTTCATCATCTGGGCAAGTTACTTTTACTTCTGTTTTCTCACCAACTGATTTACTTCTTAATTTTAAAAAGATATATTCTGCATCAAATAGTGGACACACTTTTGGGTCTACTTTACCAAAAGTACAATCTTTGATAAGTTGGCTCATTGCGTCAACAGTTTCACTATCGTTGTTTGATTCTTGTGCCATCAACAATGTTTTTTGTTCTTTCACTAGGAAAGGTCTATACTTAATTTCTTTACCTGTTGATGGTAGGGTTAAAGTATAAGTCTTGGTTTCAAGCTTAGGTAAGGCCATAATTTTTCACTCCGTAATTTTAAAGTAATTTTCTCAATACTTTAGGTATATTATTTACAAGGGTTCTTTCTACTTGATTAGCAAGAACACCCTGTAATCTTTCTAATAATGGTTTTGGTAAATCTGCTTCATCTGTTAAGTTTTTCCAATATCTATAAGTAAAAGATACATCACAAGTTTGTGGTGTAGTTGCTGGACTTGCATCCAATGTTTGTGCAGCAATAGTTTTTGGAAAACATTCTACTAACTCAACACCATATCTTCTTTTATTTCCTCTATCTAAACTGTAGATTTGAATCTTACCAACATAGTCATCATAATATTGCATTGCCCATGTGTTTGGGTCATATGATAATCTTTGCCAAGTTTCAAAGAATTGTTTTTCTTTGTAATTAGTTGACTGATAAAAGTTTGCAGTAATTTCAGCAAAAGAAAATCCATTTACCATTTCTCTTGTTGGTCCATAGATATTTGTATCTGCCACCGTGTCTAGATTTCTGCCAGGAAATTCAATTTTATTACATTGCATAGAGATATCTCTTTGTTCACCTCTACCAATATTACCAAACATAATTTGTGAAAATAAATTTGATGTTGCACCTGCTCCACCCGAACCTCTTGTACCTGATGGTGGGAAGAATAATACTTCATACTTTGAAGGTAATGCAATACCTTCATCATCTCTTAATGGTGCAAGTATTTCATTAATTGCAAGTGCTGATGTAGCTTCTATAAATTGACCCAAATCAGCCATTATACTATTCCTCTTGATTTTGCAAATACATGACTATCAGACTGTTTCTTAAATCTCTGTACAGGTAATAGTGTTGCAATCATAAATTCATCTGCTTCTACTTTTCTAAATTTAGACTTAACTTGTCCTGCTAAATATCTTTTTAAACAAGGTTTAATCAAATTTACTCTTTTTAATTTACTATAATCCACTCTTAATCTTGTAGATTCATCAAATTTATTGTTATTACTATAATCTACTAATCTATCTAATAATCTTAATCTCATAGGCATTGATAGATAGTGTAAATTAATTCCTAAGAAACCATTTTTATATTCTTCAATGGGTAATACTAAAGGAAATGTATCATAGTATGGTAATTTCTCTTTTAGTTTAGGGTCATATACGAACATATTTAGTATACCAAAAGTGGGCTTTGATGTTCTTTTACCATCACGAAGCAGATTAGCAGATGATGGTGTACCAAACTCTTTGATTTTATCACGAAACCATTGGGTTGATTTGGGTCTACCACCTGCAGCATCTAAGACACTTTGGATATATTTACTTTTTGCCATACATGTATTTATAAGGATTGTATAGAATTATACAAGAAAAGTGCCCCTATAGAATAGAGGCACTCAATAGTTTACTCAGCTAGTTTTTCAAAGTATGCTAATGTATCATCTTCCTCAACTACAGGTGTTTCCACTTTTGTAGTCGTAGGTTTTGTATCAACTTTTGGTTTTGCTATAGGAGCATCATCCATTGTATCAGCAACATTACCAACTTTTACAGTACCAGAAAGCACTGCATCTAGTCTGGTCTTTAACTCATCATAAGATTTAAAGTTTGATGGTGCAGTATACTCTGCAAGAGAGTATTGTGATTGCCAAACTTTATCTGCTTCTGAATCATCCTCAAAAAGTTTTGATGTGTCTTCAAACTCTGATTTATCATAGTTCCAATAACCATCTACCTTTCTGATTTTAAGTTTAAAGTTAGCACCTTCCCAAAAATCAAATGGGTTAATTGCCTTTTCATCTTCAAACTCTGGTGACATTGCTGCAGTTACCTTATCAAAGATTTTCTTTCCGTAACGGAACAAGAATACTTTACCTTCGTTCTCTGGGTGTTTCGTATCACTTACTACATAAATGTTTGAGAAGTATTGTAATTTTCTTTTCTGTTTACGAGCAATCTCTTTATCAGATTCTAAACCTGTATTCCATAATTGAGTATTATGTTCAGACACAGGGTCTTTCTGATTGAGTGTTGTTAAAGAGTTTTCAATGTACCATTGACCTGTTGGGCCTTGGAAAGCATGATTCCACACTTTTGCCCATGGTAGGTCTTCGCCTTGAACGGCTGGTAAAAAACGAAGTACTGCATATCCGTTGCCAGATTTATCTAGCTCTGGTTTCCACAGTCTTTCATCTACATATGATTTTTTCTCTTGAGGTGCAGTTTCGCCTTTGGCAGCATCTAACAGCTTATTAAGGGACCCACTACTTTTTAGACTATCTAATGACATATTATTTTCTCCGTATGTTATTATATTTTATCGTATGTTTATATGTGTATCTTGCGATACATAACTATTTATAATAGTTAATCTTGCTACTATACTAGGTATTACAAACTTTGTCAAGGGTTTCATATGAAATACTTTTGACATTATTACACTCTAGTGGTTGCTTTTCTGAATCAACAACCCAATAGAATTGTGTTTCAGAAAATTCTTTAAATACTTGTATTAATTGACTTACCCATTCTTCAGTATTAAATCCTTTTGAATCAGATGATAAGTAATTATCTGTTCCTTTGTAAATATTGTTAATAGGTTCATCATAATCACTTAGGTCAAATCCTAACATGTATACTTCATCGGCACCTTCTTGACATGTTAAATGTAATGCCGTTGCTCCTGCACACCAATTTCTAGGAAATTCTATATTGTTTACTTTATCTTTATCTTCTACCCATGTAATGTAAAGACCTACATTTTTAAAACATTTTCTTTTTACATCTTCTTTATCTAAATGTGGAAATTGGGCAATCATTTGTTGATAATTTTTTTCTGCAGTTTCATATTCTTTTCCTTGAACTACACAATTTTTTCTATCATACCAACCATAACCACCACCATCATTTCTTTTTGGTGTTTCAAATATGTTTAATGGTGAAAAACCCTCTTTTGTAAACTCTGGGTCAAAACCCTCTAGTATTGACCAATCTGCAAAATGACATTTGTTTTTAATTGGATAACCAGACTTGTATATTTCTTGTTGTATCTCATAATCAATAGCAACTAAATTATCAACTTTACAATCTCTGTATATTGCATTACAACC